CCGACGAGTTCGTTTGCCAATTGCTCGGCTCCTGTTGTCATGTCTTTTCTCCTTTAATCCAATACCACCCCCGAACCGCGTACTCAGCGAGCTTGTATGCAAGCCAGCAGGCCCACAGCACAGGGATGCCGATCAAGAATGCGATGGCTAGTCGGGTGGTCATACATCACATCCGTTCCGCGCCACAATGGCGCTTGCTTTCTCAAAATCCGCTCGCGTGCTGGCCTCAAGCTGGGCTTGACATATCTGCACCAAGAGCGAGATGGCTTCGACCTCAGTAGAAGTGGCCTGCACCTTCTTCCATTTGGCTAGTCTCTCGCGTACAGCGGCGACGGCATGGGCCCCGGTGCGTATCTCTTGCTCATAGTCGCGTCCAAGGTCGATGTTCTTGTAGCCCGTCGCCATGTTGCTCGCGCTGATAAGTGCGTTGAGGTCGTGGACATCAGCAGTGCCCCCTTGCAAGGCCACCACCGAGCCGTGTATGCGGGTAACGATCCGCATGTGGTTGTCTGCGTCTGCGGTCAAGGGCTCATGGCCTTGCTTGATCCAGCCCATGACGTCTTTGATGACGCCACGGGGGCGGTAGGTGCTGCGTTTGCGGGTCATACGCACCCCCACGGGCATGGACCCCAGCCTTGGTATGTGCGGCCACATTTGCCGCAGCGTAAAGTGATCATGATTAGCACCCAATGCCTTTACTTTTGATTTGTTTGTTGCCGTCATTGCGTTGGTAGCCAATAGGTTCTACAACGTAGAGCTGTCCATCCCAAACCCTTCGTGGCATCGGAGGCTTTTCAATTTCCGTAGGCTCCGAGCCTTTCGCGCATTCGTTGCACACGCACTTTTTCCCATCTGCGGCTCTGTTGGATGAGCCGTAGTGGTGCAACTCTTTATGCCTACCGCAGAGCTTGCATTTCTTCATGGCGTCAGAAGGGTATCGAGTCGTCGTCCATGTCTTCAAACCCGCTAGGCGCAGCAGGCTTTGGTGCCGTTCGTACAGACTCTTGGCGTGGTGCGCTTGGAGCAGAGCCGCCAAATTCATCCTTTCCGCCAAGCATCTGCATCTCATTGGCAATGATGTCCGTTGCGTATTTTTCAATACCGTCCTTGTCCGTGTATTTGCGGGTCTTGATGCGGCCTTCAACGTAGATAGGCTTGCCCTTTTTAAGATACTGCCCAACAATTTCTGCCAGCTTGCCAAAGAACGTGACACGGTGCCACTCAGTTTCTTCGACTAATTCACCGGACTTGTTTTTGTACTTGCTGCTGGTGGCAATCGTTACGTTCGCAACGGGATCGCCATTTGGCAGGTACCTAACTTCTGGATCACGACCCAAGTTGCCTACGAGAATTACTTTGTTTACGGATGCCATTAGTAGTACGCCTTCAGTTGGTTGTAAATAGTTTGGAGTTGTGTCGCGTTTTTGCCGTTGCTCTTTTGCGCCTTCTTCACAGCATCCTTAAATGCTCTAGCTGCTTGCACGGAGGCAAGGGTTTCGGGCCTTGGTGCTTTGCGAACAAGATCGCCTAGCAGGATTCGGTATTCGTCTGCTGTCACGCTGCAACCTTCATGGCATTCAACTGATCCACCATCGCGTCCACTTCCTTCAGGAATGCAGAAACTTCAGACTCCATCGCCTTGATAGCGTCTTCGTCGCGGTGTATGCGGGTCACGAACAGGCGAAGATGCTCCGGAAAGCGCGGATCAAAGCTCACAAACTCGCACCACTTGCGACCAGTGCAAGCCATCTGCCAAGTCATCTGTATGACGTACTTGTTGTCTGGTTTTTTACTTAGCAGCGTCTTCATGTGGGTTGCGCTGTTTGGGCATTTGATTTCAATCAACCCATCGGCATCAATGCAGCCATCAGGTGATGCACCAGCCATCGCAATAGTTGGGTGGTCAATCATTGCAACCTCGTCAACGATTGCGCCTGTATGCGCTTCATATGCAGCCCGTGCAAGTGGCTCAGTCTCCGTACCCCACTTCATTGCGTCATTGGTGTAGAACTCCTGACGCGCACCAGTGATGCGCTCAAGGGCCAACTCAACGCAGTAGTTTTCGCGGCTGGTGCTGTAGCCAGTCTTGGTCTTGGCTAGGATGTCAGCGATGCGGCTGGCTGTTGCTTTGCCCAAACGCTGCTGGAACCATGCTTCGCTACCTTGGATGATGTTGCTCATTACTTCGCCTCCACATCTGTAATGGATTCGCGCTCCGCCTTCTCTGCCTCAAGCACGACCTTCTTGGCCTTGACTGCATCCTTGAGAGCGGCGTGACCACCCTTGTCCTTTGCAGCTACAGCTTTAGCGCCGTGTGATTTCCAGACCATCTCAAGTGACTCGACGCTTACGCAGCACTCGACTGCATCAAGCGCAGCGGTAACGTCAAACAGGATCGCTGTGATTTCGCCAGTCTCAGGATTTACTTGTTTGGGCGCGTCAGACTGCGAGAACGATTGCGGCATATCCTGAGCCTCTTCAGACACCATCATCCCGCCGATTGCAGCCGGGTAAACGGCCCTGATTGCCTCTGCTATTAACCTCGCACGAAGCATTGCCCTTGGGTAGTTGCGCCAGTTGTCCTTATTGGTAAGCCCAGCCTTTTGAGCTTGCTCAAATGTCCATTCCATACGGAAACTGCCGCCTGATGGATGGCTGAAAGTTGCGTCAGCAATCTTGTCTGTGAGTTGATGCCATTCAACTTTCCCGCCCATTTGTTGGAAACGGGCCATAACGCTATGTGTCTTGCGGCAAGCCTTGCCTTGGATGATGTCGTAGTCTTGGGTGATGGTTGCTGGATGCAAACCTTCCGCTTGCGCCACAAGCATCAAAGCAAGTGCTTGGTCTGGCGATTTCATGCCGAACAAGCCAGACTTCGCTATGGCTCCTGACATACCCTGCATATCTTGGAATGTGACGATGTTGCTCATGATGCTTCCTTCGGTAGTTTTGCTTGAACTTCAGTTTACCGCAAAGTAAACAAGTGGTCAATAAAAAAAGCACCGAAGTGCCCATGATTTACGGGAAATTTTTTATCAGTTCCCGAGTTTTTGCTGCGTAGGTCCGCTTTATTTCCTTTAGGTCGTCAATCGTGTATCGTCGTGGCTCCTGGTCCGACTCAAGCTCTTCTACTGCGACCAATCCAATGCGCTGGATAAGGCCAACCCTGTAGCCTGTTGCGTTCCCGGATGCGTACCTGTTCTCCTGCTTTGACTGAGCATGGCAGTTGCGCTCATCGAATCTTAGGTGCGGAGCGGACCCTCGGCTGCGGTAGTGCCCAGCATCCACGGCATTCGCACTCCACTCTAGTGGACGACCACTGGATATGCAGGAATGGCCTGCAATCCTGTCCCTGGTGCGTATGTACAGGTTAAAAGTAGCTTGTGCTTCTTTCAGATAGTCACCCTTTGTCTTTAGCTTTTCTCGCTTTACCGCATCAGCCTTTCGCTCTGTTGCCATTGCGGCTTTATCTTTCTTTTCTCTGGCAAGTCTTGCTAGTTGCAGGGCACATTCGACGCAACACGCAGATTGCAATGGCTTTGATGGAGTGAATTCACTTTTACATGCTTTGCATTTTTTGCTTTTCACTCGCTGATCCTCACGCCGTTCATCGCGCAAAATGCCAGCGTGTACTCAATGAGACTGGCTCCACGTTTAACGCCCATGCTCGCTGTTGATTCGCGTATGTTGACGAATTCGCCCTCCAGCCCAGGAATAATTTCAGAACCTTCTTTTGTGGCAGTTGCATGCCCAGAGACAAGTAGAACCTTCCATTGATCCGCGCTTCTACGCTTGTTGGCCCATGTCACTTCTGACTTTGCGAGGTCTGAACAAAGGGCGTGGAACTTGGCGTTCTGGTCCAGTGTTCTGGTGGGCTCTGATATGGTGACAATCCATCCGTCTGAGGCAGTTTTGCAGTCCTCAGAGGCTCTGCGCCTAGCTTCGTCGTGTACAAGCCTGTAGCGGCGCTTCTCGGTCAACGCACCAACTCCGATTGGTTTGCTAGGACACGGTATTTGTACAAACCGTCACCCATGTGCATCTTCTCGACATCGTGCGAGCCGAAACGCTCTTTGCGTAGGTGCCGAAGTTGAGCGCTAATACTGGCTTCTGGGTCACCCGTCCTGATGGCGATTTGACTTAGAGTGAGCCACGATCCATCACAAACGACATTCCAGATTCGCAGAAGCTGGCCGGTCAACCGTATGTCATCACGGGACGGCTGATAGTCGGAACCATTGAATCTATCCATTTTTCCTCCAGTGCTGCAAAAGTATTGGACGCAGGACTTCGCGGTCCCACGGGGCGGCTTCAAAGTGGCGGCGCACGGCGTCTTCGATGTATTGCTTGTGAAGCGGTGCGTACTTGATCCAGTGGTCAAGTAACTTTTGCTGAATGGGCGTCATTGGGGCTTTGTCTGGCCCTCGACTTGCGATGGCGTTTTGCATTCTTCGGTGAGCTTAAGGTCCATCAGGAAGCCTTTTTGCGTAAAGGACCATCAGGGATCAGTGCTTCATACGTCAGCACGCCGCCAGAGAACTCGATCACCTTCTTCAGCGCCCGTGTCGGTAATTTCTTGCGCCCTGCTTTGACGTTTGAAACAAATGCGGGGGAGTACCCCATGTGCAAGGACAGCGCAGCAGCGCGGCCTTTTTTGGCATTGAGCCATGTGGAGAATGTAGTCATGCATGAATTATCCAAAAAGGAAAGGTTGCCAGCAACCAAAAGGGAATTATTTATAAGGCATGATTCCCGCATGGAACTGGACGGTCTGGCGTGACGGCTAGGACATAAACATAGTTTTGCGGTGCAGCCTAAGCACCGGTTCAATCGTGCCTTTGGCATCTCGGTTGTAGCCACCGGCAAGGTTCCAGACCAATGGGATTCCGTGCAACTGGGAAATGCCGAACACAATCGAGTCCCGCATGGTCATGCCAGAGTCATCCAGCAATCCTCCACCCAAGGGGTCGTCTACATGGGCGTCAGCGCCAGCTTGGAATAGGATGATGTCCGGCCTTTTGCGGATTTCAGAGTCAAACTTCCCAAACA